TTGTAATTAATTGTTCCAGTAGTTGCTGTTGCAAACACTGAAACTTTTTCTTTTACTTGTTGAATTTTACCAGTTCCAAGGAATGTTATTGCACCTGTTCCTTTTGGAATAAAATCTAAACCAATATTCGCATCATCACCAGATGCTGTAAAAGTTGGATCATTTGCTGTTGCTGCGTTAGCAATAGTTACTTCGTTAACTGCTGATGCAGTTTTATTAAATATAATTTGTTGATTACCTGAATCATCATCTATTCCTGTTGCATTATTAAATGCAATATCAAAACCATTAGTATTTAAAGAAGCTCCTAATTGTAATACCGCAGTATTAAGTGTAGGTGATGTTAAAGTTTTATTAGTTAAAGTTTGAGGTGCTGTAAGATTTACAACTCCTAAATCTACTGCATCTGTTCCATTTAAATAAACTAATTTAGTTGTTTTATCAGCTGCTCCAAATATTACTGAAGCTCCTCCCACTTGATTTAAAGCAAGTGTAAAAGCGCCTGTTGTACTATTTTTTAAAGTGTAAGTTTTTTCAATTCCAGAAGCCACAAAAACAGTAGTGTTAGCAGCTATTGTTCCTGAAAATTCAATAACAGCATTTCTAGCATCTGATATTGTAGCATCAGTCATTGCTAAAGTTGTGTTAGTAGAAGTAAGTGTAATTAATTGATAACCAGCAATAGCTTGCTGTAAAAGGTTTAAATTTGAATTAGTTTTATCTCCCCAAGTACCCGAGTTTTCACCCGTGGCCATAAGTTCGAGTTTTAGATCCGTTGAAAACGATGATGCCATAAGAATTCCTCTTAAATTTTAAATATATCTAATTTTAGTTTCATTAAGCGGCTATGTCAACCACTGTCCAAGTATTAGTTACCCCTATATTTACTACAGCCCAAGCTGATACAAATAAACGACCTGTAGATGTGGTCATATTTACACCTGTTACAGCTACATCAACTAGGGCTTGACCAGAAGCTATTCCTACACTTGCATTTAATAAATTAGTCGATAATGTAACTATTGTATTTGGTAACCCTTCTTCGTCACCTAAACTTACTGTTAATAAGTTAGTATTTAAACTTAGATTAGCATCTCCTGTAATAGAATATATACCAATTGTAGTATTTAATTGAACACCAATAACATCAACTTCAACCGATGGAACAACTACTTCTTCTCCACCTTGCTCTACTTCTAATCCTACTATTCTTCCCCAGCCTTGTTGGCCCCACGCAAATTCACCCCATACACTAGGAGAACCAGGAGTGGTTACTTCTACAACAACGTCAATAATATTATCAACATTACCAACTGCCGCGTTTAATAAATTAGTGTTTAATGTTAAATTAGCATCACCAGTAATACTTTCATCTCCAATTGTAATATTTAATAAATTAGTATTAGCTGTTACATTAGCATCAGCGCTAATGTCTAATATTCCTGAAGTAGAATTAATAGTTGTTCCAGTTACATTTGTTATTATTAACTCTCCAGCAAAAACACTATTGACAGTAGAAGTAATTAGAACCCCTGTAGGTTGTTCTAAAATTCCAAGTAGAATTTCATAATTAGGATCTAGAGTTACTGTTAATTGATTTCCATTTAATAAAACATCTATATCTGTAAATGCAAATTCTTCTCCTAACTCTAATTGTGTTCCTGTAATTTGGCCCCAAGAATAATTACCAAAAGTAGACTGACTCCAAGTTGTTGGAGTTCCTGGAGTGTTAACTTCTGCAATTACTGACTCACCTCCAAAAACAGAATTTACAGTCGTGTTAAGTAAATAAGAATCAGGTACTATTATTGCTCCAATAGCAACAATTGGAGAAGATAAAGATATGTTTAATAAATTTGTGCTAACATTTACTGCTATATCTGTAAATGCATCTTCATTACCAACGGATGTGTTTAATTGTAAACCAGTAATATCAACATTTGGATTTAATAAATCTCCCCACTCATTAAATCCCCAAGTGAATTGCCCCCAACCTCCTGGTTCTCCAGCGTAATTAATTGAATTAACAGATACAGAAGAAATTACTCCTGTTGGAATTATTAAAGCATCACTTTGAAGTCCCCAATCTCCAAGACCCCATGAAAGTTCATTCCACGCATTAGCCATAGTAATCTCCTACTATGGTTAAACCAGGTGGTGTTATTATAAATATAATATTTGCCACCTGGCTCTCCTTAAATTAAGCGATTCTTAATATAGCTGCTGCTGATGTAAATGCTGGAAATTGAATTGTAAATGTTCCTGATGTTGCAGTTTTAACAGCACCGAAATCTAATACACACACTGCTGCATTACTACCGAATGATGAATTGTAAATCACGGCACCCAATGCACTTAGTGTAACTCCTGTAAAAGATAAATCTGCGAAATCTACTATTCCTACTGAACCATCTAATGAAACTGTTTGTCCTTGCAACACTCCACCACCAGAAACATATGTTCCAGTATCTCCAACTTCATTTGTTGAAGTGAAAACTGTAGTTGTTGCATTTAATACTGCGTTTGATTGATAAAGTGCTAATTTAAACACATCTCCAGTCGTTGCAGTAAAATCGTGATCTCCGTCTAATAGTTGCGATTTAAAAGTATTGCAAACCGCTTGATCTATACTTAATGTCATAATTATTCTCCTATAAATTTATTATGGTGATGGTGACGGTACTTTTATTCGTAACGTTCCATCTTGATACTCGTCTCTACGTCTTCTACCTGTTTGTTCTAACGTAAATCCTTGTAATGCCATATTATACTTCTCTTGATACAGTTTGTACATATCCATGGGTCCTTTTAAATATGCAAAAGCTTCAACTAAACAAGCATATAGTAATAATTCTGGTGCATTAATTGAAATGTAGGTTTCTGTATTTGTTGGACTTAAACCATCAGGAGTATAAATATAATCTAATTCCACTACAAAAGCTGAGCTTGGTGTAGGAGCTACTTCAATAGCATTTTCTCTAAATGTAGCATAATACTTAGGAAAACCAGTAGATCCTGATGAATTATATTCCGTTATAAATGTATCATCTCTTGGTTCCAACGAAACTTGAATACCGGATGTGTTTGTGACAACAACGGAACGAACAATTAAAGCCACTCTAGAACTTGTAGTTCCAGAAGAACCAGATGAATTAGGTAATACTAAATATTTGTTATTTGCTGTAAATGTAGAGGTCGCGTACTCGCGCGCGTAGTCAGCATCTGCTTCTCTGAATATTTTAAATTCAGCATCTCTAATAAAACCATTTACGATAGTAGATGTTAAAACTTCAGAACCTACTTCTGTATAATCTCTAATTTTTTGTACTAATTCTGCGTATGTCATTTTATGTTATACTAATAGTTACATCACCTACACCTGTGTAAGCTGCTCTTCTTGTATTAATAATATCTCCACTTATACCTGGCTGCATTCCATTTGAAACATATTGTCCTGGCCAATAATATAAATCTAATAACACATCACAACCACCACCAGGTCTTACGTCTGGTCTTGTAAATTGTAATGCTTGAGCATCTCCACCTGGAGACCTAATATCTAACTGCGGTTGTTTTGCTTCAAATTCTGAAAAATGTACCCATGATCCGTTCCACTCTCTAACCATTTCAAGATAAGGAAACTGCATACCAGATCTATCTGATATGGATAAAGACCTTTTACCTTTAGCAAATACTGGCATTTATACTCCTTGTGGAAAATAAGTTTGTGGCGTTATGTATAAACTAGTTCTTTGTCCATCTTCGTCCAGAGCTCTTTTCATTTCATCTTCATAAGCTAATTTTAATAAATCAATTCTTTCAGGTGATCTTTTTTGTGCTAAATAATAAGCAAGTCCTGATACCATACATGGTATAAATCTATAAGGAAGATTAGCATCATTAGTATATGCACCTGCATCTTCAATTCTTGAAATATAATAATATTTTAAATGCGTGTATTGTACTCTATCTGGAACTTGATAAAGATAAATAATAGGATCTACTTGTCTATCTACATAATATTGAGAAGGCTGACCAGTTTGTCCTTTATTAGGTAAAGAAGCATACATAGATCTATCTATTTTAGTTAAAGATAAATCACTTGTAGATTGTCCTGGTGTACCACCAGAAGTAGATACATAAGCTTCTAAAACATCACTACAATCACTAGGTGTTGTATAAGTTGCTAATCCAGTTGTTAATGTTTGATCATATAATTTAACTTTCCAAAGATGAACTCCTCTATTACCCCATTCAGAAAACAATATATTTAAACTTCTTCTAGCTGATTTAATATCATAACCAGAATTAGATCTAATACCTATTCTTTCATAAGATTCTTCTATAATCTCATCGATAGATAAATTAAATGTAGTTGTTCCTGAAGTAGCCATTTATATCAAATCTCCATAATATTTTTTTTGATGTGGTTTAGAATAAATTAAACCACCTTTACTTTTTTCTGTTGGTTTTTCTTCTACAGTAGTCTTAAATTCTGTTGCTTTATATCCAGTTCTTTCTTCAGGCTCTGTGGAAGCTTGGCTTCCGGTATTAGTCTTATAATCAATATAATCTTGTGGTGAAGATGCTGAAAGTTTGGATACGATTGTACTAGGATCTGGTATTCCTCCAACAAACATTTTATTAACTTTCTTTTTAATAGAGCCTCCCTTAAATTTAGTCTCCGGTTCTATTTTAATTTTATCTCTTGTTTCTTTTTTAGCCGCTTCAAATGCAGAATCTTCTGACATATCAATACGCATATCATCATACGTTTTTTTAAAAAACGTTTTAACTTTTTGAGATGCTTTGGGAAAAGCTTTTTCTGCTATATCTAAAATTATTTTAGGCTTAACCATTATTTTAACAAATCTCCATAATAATCTACTTTAGATTCATTTGAATGTTTTACTCCATCAAATTCAGTTGTTATAAATTTACCTATATAAGTGCCTTCACTTGCAAATGTTTTAACATTTGTAGGTTTAGGACCAGTATTTCCTGCTGCTCTTTTTCTTGCAACTGCAGAACGTCTTTGACCTTCTGACATTGATCTAGCTTTAGCTAAAGGAACACATTTAGGATATCCTTTTCTTTTTTCTCCTCCAGATCTTCCACAAGGAG